TCTTGAGGGTCTAAAGCTTTATATGACATTTTTTATAATATTTTTATTAGCTAACTTTTGTTATAGTGATTGGGATAGTTACTCTAGCTCCACTATCTCTACCTTGAACAATCAATATAGTTTGTAATTGAGTTTGTGTTCCAAATAATGTATTAATAGTAGTACCAGTCATGTTTAATGTAGTACCGATCACGGTCTTAGACACATTAGTTCCAAGAGTAGTTGTTGAGTTTAAAGCTGTTGATGTATTAGTATTAATACCTACACCATTAAACACACTCATTGTTCTAACATCACCAATAGTAAAGTTATATCCTGAGGTTTCAAATGTTTGTGTTCCACCTAAATAATTTAATGTTTGGGGAGTAATTGAAAGAGAAGCACCTTGTTTTAATACTATGTTAGTATAACCAATATTAATAATAGGCATTTTAGCTGTACCACGTGGTAATGTAGTAAGTTGATACTTCATTATTTGTGTTTCATCAGAAAATGCTTCTAATAAAGGCATACCTTCAATTGCTTGACCATAATAAGCTGATCCTGAAGGATTATTTGGATTGAATAAGGTGTAATCAATTTCATCATCTGATAATGAAAATTGAGTGATACGAAATGAGCCGTCATTTTTGGCTAATAACTCTCTACCTTTTTTAGTTAAAATAGCATCAACTGTTACTATTTGGTTATTTAAATATCCCATTTTTTATATATAATTTATTATAAATATTATGTTAATAAGCCTTCTGCGGCAAGTTTTTGGACTATAGTTGTAAAATCACTTTCTAATTCTTCAGACATATATTGGGGTTTTAAGAAACCTGTTAATGTTTGACCTGTTGTACCTGAGGGTTTAGGTACATCTAATATTATTTGATTACCAGCATTTGGGTTTATCCTAAATACGGTGAAATGATCGGTTATTGATCCTGATGGGATTGGGGGTTTGATATCAATTTGGGTAACACCTACTCCTAAAATAGTATATGTGCTAATATTATATATTTTTGATATTTTTGTTTTGTCATATTCAAAACGTATATAATCACCAGGAAGTAAATATGATGGAAAAGTTATATTATTAAAACCTAAAGATAAAGATGATGTAGGAATAATTTGAACATAATTACTTTGAGGATTTAATACATTTGTTAATCCTATAGATGTTATTAAAGATTGAGTTGCGTTAGAAGATGTTGGATAATTTAATGGAACCCAATATGGAGATATCACTTCTAAAGCATTAGAGTAATTAGTAGTTGCTAAGAATGAGGTATTTAAAGTATTAGGAGCTGATCCTAGTACTAGTAAAGATGGAGAAAAAGCACTTAATGATTCTAGTTTATATCTTACTCTTATTCTTGAACCACTTTCAAACACTTGAGGCACAGTTTGTATGTAATTTAAATATGCTGAGGTGGCGGACCCACCTTGAGCTCTATATACTTGACCTTCATCAGTTGTTATAATACTTTGTATTGGTGGAGTATTTAAATTATTGGAGAAATTTACCCCAGGTGTAGCAATTGTTAAATCTAAAGATTGAGATGTTACAAAATTATCAGTAGATTTTATTATTTGCATGTATAATACTTCACTAGGACTTAACCCATTTACAAACATACTTGCTTTAAAAGTTACTTTGGTACTATAATCATAGGTATTAGTACTAAAAGCATAAGTGTATGTTGAGTTATTATAACTAGATGATGGATCAGATAATTCATATGGATAATCCATAGTTGTCCATGATGTAGCTGTTATAGCACTAGAATTGACTTTTTTAGTTGAAAAAGTATAGTCAGGAATAAATCCTGTTTGTAATGAGGTCCCACCTTGAGAAAAACTCATTGTTGTGATATAATCCATTTTTCCAGAACCTGTTTCTGTAGTTAAGATAGTTTCTATTCTACCTATATCTGTTATAGTTTTAGTACCTAATAAAGTACTAAATAAAGTAGTTCCTTCTAAACTTGTAACATTTACTGTCTTCCCAACTTCAAAATTTTGTATTAAGTTTAACACATCTATTGAATTAGGTTGAGGGGTCACTACATTACCTTGAGCATCAATTAAATACTTTACAAAATAAGCAGTTTGGTCTATAAGTTCAGGGCCTGTTCCTCCTACACTACTAAAATAAGCAAAATATGTTTGATTTTTCTCAGCGGCAGAAAGTGCTCCATACCCACTATTATCTATGGTAAGATCATTAAAATCTCCTTGTATATTCGCACTATATAAATTTTCTGACATATTATGTTGTTCTATATGAATTTGTTCTACTACCGTTGTATCTTAAATTAGACCAAGCTTTTGAATTATAATTTGAGTCTTGAACAAAAGCTCTATCAGCGGTTCCTGATATGATAAGACCAAAGTTAACAGGAGTCAAGGGATTTTGAGAATAATCTATATCCATCCAAATATTTGAATATTGTGGTGTCTCAGCATTATCTAATAATGGGTTGTAATCATTATAGTCAAAATTAATAGCATCAGGATCAAAAATTACTAATGATGATGAACCATTAAATGGAGAGGAGTTAATCATTGATAAACTTACATGACATGAATTTATTGTTAAATTAGTAGAATCTAAACCTTCAGCTACTATAAAATTAATTATGTTATTTTCTACTAATCCTATTCCTGATCCTGTTAAGAATAAAGTAGTGTTAAAAGTATTAGTACCAACAGATAAATTGATTGATTTAACCGATTGGCCTACTCCGTCTCCATTATTCCAAATTGCTGTTGATAATCCAGCTCCTACTACCATATATGTACCTGGGCTGGCTATGTAAGTGTAACTACCACTAATTTGAACTTGTAAGCCTACATTAGGAGTTTGATGGAGATAATAATCACCATTAGAAGCTGTAAGGAAACCTAATGTATTACCACTTACACTCCCAAAAGATGATATTTTTATACTTCCATATTCTATATCATCTGCACTTACTGGAGTGAAACTACTAGCAGAAGTAGCTAAGAAGCTATAATTATTTATATCTCCTAATGAAGATGTTATAGGTTGGGGGTAAGTTAAACCAAATATAAAATAATCATTTTGGACTTGTGTAGTTGATATAGCATATTGTTTAACTCCAATATCAGGATGATTAATACGGATTGAAGTCATTTGAGCTAGATAATCAGATTTATCTGTACCATTAGCATCAAATTTATTAATTTTTAAATATTTTATACCATCATTATATATGGTTCCGTATCCTGTAGGCATATGACTATTTTATTTTATCCTGGTATAAATGCAGTTGGTATTCCTGGTGGGTTAATGTTAAGTATACTTCCTGTGTCAAACCATAAATATATTTCTCCTTGGTTTGGTGAAGTATTAATATTTAAAAAGTCTTCTAATGATGTTATAGTACTTACATATAATGTAGGAGTATATGTATTTTGGGTTGTAGAAGGATATTTAAACTCATTATCTGGGTTTAATTCTCCGTCTGTCACTACAAATTCAGTTCCTGGTAGTTCACCATTGTAAAACTCATATTGTGATGATTGAGAAATATATGATATACCTGTTGGGCCCTCATATGTTTGTATCCAATCTTGAGCAAATGTAGTAGTATTATATTGATTAAATGTACCTCCAGTACTACCACTTATAAACGCTGTTTGTATAGATCCACTATAATCTAATTCTTCCCATTCAACTTGCGGTTGGGGGTATTTATTTCTTTCTAATAAATGTTGTTTAATAACTACACCTGATGTTAGACTTGTTCTTGCGGGAACAAAATCTTTAATCATTTTAAATAATGAATTATCAAAATATTTAATTAATCTTACATAGTCTGTTAAATCATAAGTATCAAAATATTTTTGAAAGAAATTATTACTTAAAGTATTTAAGTCAGGATATGAAGTAGCAGATGAAGATACTTGTCTTGGATCACCAATATATTCTCCTATATTAAAATATCCTAATGAATCTATAATATCATCATTAATTTCATTTTGAGGTGAAAATGCTACTTCTAATAAATTAACATCTGGTGATTCACTACCTAGTGATGGGTATGATTGTTCTATAGAAGTATATTGTGATATAACACTTCCTGTAGGTAAACTAGAGGATACAATTTGTATTTTATCTGTTACTCTTCCTTTTAGGCCTACTACAGGTGAGTTTAAGAATCTTGGTCCTACATTAACCGCATACCAAGGATTTTTAATTATGTTTATAACAGTATTGTTAGGTCCCCATATGCTACTACTAAATGATTGAGTTGTAGGCCAAGAACCTGTTACTTTAGGATGGACTGAGGTAAGTCCTGGGCTCCCAGGTATAAGGGAGGATGTAGTGGTTATTAAATCTGCTCCTAATGGTAATCTATGAGCTAAATAATTAGCATAGTCTACTTCATTGCTGTAGTCTATAGATTGGGGGTTCATTATAAAATCCTTAAACGAATCCACACTTCCTGTTCTAGCCCAAAATCTTAATTCTTGATATGAGCCTGTAAATGGAGTAAAATCACGGCCACTTATATTAACAAAACTATCAGCATTTAAAGTAAAATAACTACCGCTTGGCCAAGCTAAACTACTTGTAGTTATAGATGAAGAAGCTAAATACCCTATTTGATTTCCATCATATCCATCATAATATAAGCTATTACCAGCGTATAAAGTATAAGTATTGCCTGATCTATTAACCATTACTGACCACCATCCTTCATCAAAAAATGGTAAATAAACACTAGCTGTAGCGTTAGGAAAGGAAGTATTAGGGTAAAAATCTAGTTTAGCAAATTGGTAAGAAGCAGAAGGAGTTGACCCACTATATGAGGCACTGATGTATCCAGAACCAGTATATAATAAAGTTAATCCTGCTTGTATTATGTTTCCACTTCCAGATGTTATCGAAAATATACTTTGAGAGTGATAGGTGTTAGTTAAGCCAGCAGTTTTAAATCGCAATTGAATACTTTCAGGACGATTATTATTAGCACTCCAACTTGGGTGGAGAATGAATGTATTTTCTAACCAGTTAACTCCAATATTATTATCATAAAATGAATCAAAAGCATAATTAAATTGTTGATCAAAATAATCATAGGTAGAAGTATCTTTATCTCTACCCCCAAATTCACTAATTCTTAAAACAGTATCAGGTACACCAAAACAATTTATTAAAGCACGTAAACCAGGTATAGTACCTTTAGTTTTAGCTAAATAAGGTAAGTTATGGTAAATACGTTTATATACTTCTTTATTATAATCATCTATTGGAGTAACAGATGCTTCATATGAAGCTGTTATATAACTTGTAATTAAGTCTGATCCTGTTGGATGTAAATTTATACCTGTACTACCTGAGTTAAACCCAGTGAATGCGTTAAATAAATCATCAGATGTGAAATTATTTTGATATAATTTTATACCAAATGATTTTAATGCTTCAGCTACTAAATCTTTAGAAATACCGTGATCTAATCTATTATCAGCATTATAACGATTAGTTACATCTTTATAGTAAGTCCATATATAATCATAATGCTGTCCAACTAATTGTACAAAAGAATAATATGGTGAGTTTCTTTCATCATCACGTATATATTCAGGTATAGTGTAGTATAAATAATCTTGATTATTCTCATCATATATGGAAGCACTAAGTAATCTTCCTCCATAATATATAGATGTAGGATCAGAACTACCTAACCAATTTAAAACTTGAGTACTACCTGTTGAGTATAAAGTATATGGTACAGTACTATTGGATTTAGGCCACATATATGAGCCTGATTCGTAGTACATATAATATTCATACCCATCAAAATTTTGAATTATATCTGTTATTTTGTTTTGGATAATAACAGAACTTGTTAATGATGATGTAACACTAGATAATGAGTTTAACTCATTATTGTATGTCTCTATTTGTTTTATTTTATAATAAAAATTATTTAGTCTTACTTCAGCTGAGGAAAAATGTATAAAATTAGAAAAATCAGTGTAATCAAGACTGATGTCAATGGCTTTTTCTTCTAGTATACTTTTTATTTGATTTATAGATGAAGTAAGAGTATTAGATAATAATGAATTGTAATCAGTATAATCTGTTGAATTATTTATCCTATCTTGTATATTTAAATTAAAATTTGGGCCTTTTATATCAAATGTTACTATTGGAGGTGTTACAAGTTCTGGGGTGGAACTTATATTAAATGCTAAAGAATCAGCTATTTTAGTTACAACCCAGAAATCAGAGTTAATAGTAAGATTAGAAGGAAGTGGATTATATAAATTAATTAATATATCATTTGTAGTAGGATTAACTTGTATATTGTTAGCTACTAATAATATATTATCACCAAAATTTAAATAAAAATCATTAAAATAAAAAGAAGTATTATTACTAGTGAAATTATTAACTATAAGAACAGGATCAATTGATGGAGAAGTATATTTAACAATTAATTCAGTTCTATCCGCTGATATACTTTTTATGAAAAGACCTTTGTTTGTAGGATCAGTTAATAATTCATTTCTATAAAAATTATAATATACATTGTAATCACCAGATGTAATTCCTCTACGATTTATATCAACTATTGGATCTATTTCTATAGAACTAATATTGTTTGATACAACTGTACCATCTGTAGGAAATGAGTAAGTATTATAATTATAATCTACAGTTTGAAAAGAATTATTTGTTGTGGAAATTACATACTCAATATAATCTGTAGATGGGTTAAATGTGGCCTCAATTTGAGTTGGAGAGATTAATCTTTCATCCTGTAGGGAATAAGGAGAAGAAGAAAATATTTGAGATACAGTTATAGCCATTTGTTATATATTTAAACTAGATGAAATTTGAGTATTAATTAATCTTTGTTGAGACTCTAATAATTGTTGTCTTAAAGATGTTATTTCATCTAATAAAAGTTGAGTTTCATCATTTGGGGCCGCAGCGTTTATATATTCTCCACTAGTTTTAACCAAATATTCATGTGAATTAATAGAACCATTAGTTGGAATATCATAAAATATCTTATTATAATATTCAAAAAATTGTTCCACAGTTATAGTATCTTCAACCGGGGGTGGTGGTGGTTGGAGTTGAGTAAAAGAAGTGTCAATAACATTGACATATTCTCTTTTATTATAAACTGTTTTATTTAAACTATAATTAGCCATTTATTACTTTAAAAGTATAGTTATCATCAAATATTAAAGTATTACCATTTATGGTAGTTTTAATTAATATATTATAATATCTTTCAGGTTCTAGACCATTCATATATAATGTAAAATAACTTCCACTAGTATCCACACTTAATTGAGTAAATTGATTATCAAAATCTATTACATATTCATTAGTATAAGTATCTTTAATAGCATAATATGATGCTGTAGGTAGATAGTAATTTTGAGTGAAATAAGAAGAAGTAGCAAATACTCTAGCTGGGTATTCAGGTCTACTATTTACTCTAAATTCGTTAATACTATTAGGGTAAAAAGTTCCTGGGTTATTATCTACAGATATAGTCGCTGGGAGTATGTTTAGTTCAGTTAGTGAACCAGTACTAAATGAGTAGTCTCTCCATTTTATTTCTAATTGTGGAGGATAAATAGTGTGAGTATCTCTTGAAAAATAATCTAAATTAATGTTATATAAAAGATTATCTACAAATTCAACAGCTTGTTTAATAATAAAACCATTATTAGCTATGGATCCTGAGAACCAGTCATCAACAATTGGTGTTACATCTATATTTATATCTTTATCATCATAGTATGAGAATGACTGTGTATAAGCGGTGGTATACCAATTACCTCCACCACTCACGGAACCATATGATCCTGTTACTCCTGCTGGGAAACCTGATGTTCTCCAAGTTCCACTACCTGAGGATAGTCTACTATACCAACTTACTCCATTAGTATACTCTGGTGAGTAAGCATACTTACCAGTACCCATATTCCATGAGCCTGTCACAGCATATACTTCTAAAGTAGTATCTGAGTTTAATCCATTAACTTCAGATATGAATCCTCTTAAAGAAGCACTCCATATTGAACTATTTACTCTATTAGTAATAACATCAGCTATCTCTGTTGATGAGAACTGGATTAATGTTCTGGCAGCTTGTGTGTTACCACTGTCTTGAGCATCTTCAATACTTACAGATAATATTTCATTTAGTCCTGTGTTTTTGTCAGGATATCTAGAATATATTGTAGCGTCTTGTGAAGGAAATAATTTGTATACAGCCATTTGTTATAAATATAAAGTATTAAAAAGATACAACTTTACCTTTAATATCATTGTTAGGGTATTTTACCTCAAATATCATTGGGTCTAAACTTGGGTAAATAACACTATTTTGAGTAGCACCTGCTATATCATAAGCATATTCTGAGTATCCTAATATGGCTCCAGTTTTATTAGTTATATTTACATTTTTAACAGTTTGTACTCCCTCTACTTTGTCTAAAAGGAGATAAATATCTTTTAATATAATAGGTTCATTTATTTGCCAATTATTTAAATTAAAAAACTGCTGTAATTGAGTGATACAATTAAATAAAACCTCATTACTATTATATTGAGGATAGACTGTGATATCAAAATCTGCACCTATATTAATAATAAAAGCATCTTTAATTTTAATAGAATCATTTATTACTCTATATTGTGATAAATAAGTTGATAAATTTTGTTTTAAAGCTGGTGAGGCTTGGGTTAACTTACCATTAGCGTCATATGATAATATAAATAAATCTAATACTGAAGGTGTTTCCCCAGGAAGTAATGATGATATTTTTTGGGTTTCTATATAAGCTTTTGATATTGATCCATAATCTGGTGGTAAACTCATAGCTCTGATTAAGTAATCATCTAATGTTACACTCCTTTGTTGGGTTGTAAAACTAGCTAAAGAGTTTAGTCTTATTTGTTCAGTTGTGTCCCCAGTTGATCCACCATTAGCCGCTAAAGGATTATTTGTAGAAACAGAATTAAATACATATTGAGCTAAAGTAGGATCTAATCCATTATTTAGTTTAATATTATTTTTATTAGTAATAATATTTAATAAGCCTGAGGCTACATTAGATGTCACTCCTCCTCCGGTTAAATATCTTACTGTTAAAGTAGTATTACTTGGGGCTATACCATAAGTATCAGTGTATAAAAAATTAGTAGGTGAAAATGCTGTGGTTAATAATGATCTTTTATAAGGTAAACCTAATCCTATATTATCTGGGTTAGGGGTGATTTCTTCATCAACATTTGATGTATTTGTACCAGCACCAAATTGTACTTGTAAAGTAGTAGGTGTTGTGAAACGAGTTACAAATCTACGTGGGGTTTTCTTTAATTGTAATAAAAATGGTATATCACCTTGATCTACAGAGAAATTAGGATTATTAATATTAGTATTTTTAATAGTATCATAAATCATTTCTTGCGCTAGGTATGGTACTTCATACCAAGTATTACCATCACTATCTACTATATCTAATATTTTAATTATATTAGAGTCTTCAATTTCTATAGTTGGGTATTTTTCAACAGCTCCAAATGAAAATGTTGCAGTTTTTAATTCAGCAGAGATAGCTTTTCTAGTCTTTTTTAATAAAAAGTAATCAACATTATTACCAGTTGTTTGATAAATAGTTGAGGTTGTTGGGTCTTGAGAGCTTGAAAATGAAAAATCTACAGAATCTTGTATTAAAAAAGATACATTTTGATTTAATGAAGTATTAATTTGAGTATTTTCAAGTAATTGAATAGTATAATTATAATCAGGGACATAGTTTGTACCTGAAAGAATCGCTGGGATTTGTTGGTATACATCTACGTCAACTATAGAGACTCCTGTAATTTTAGGTCTATATCCTAACATATACGCTAATGAGTATATGTTGTTTTGCTGTCTAGTAAATTGAATAAAATTTTCTTGAATTTGGTTATCAAGATAAAAAGATAATACATCACCTACATATGCTGACATTTCCAGGAACATAGTACCTGGTGAGCTAGGAGTAAAGTTGGCATATGTTGTTGGGAAGTAGGTTTTAGAGAATTCAGTTAATGCACTTTTAAATTCACTAAAATCTTTATTAATATATTTAACGTCAATATTTTCAGCCATGTTATAAGGTTATGTCTATAGAATTATTATTCCCAGCGAATGAATAATCAATAACTATATTAATAGAATTAATATCATGATCTGGGGTTATGATTACATCATTTGTAATTACTTGTGGGAAGTTTACTTTTAAACCATCTATGATTTGTAATTTAAGATTATTTAAATTTATCCCTGTTATATTTTGAAAAACAAATCTTCTTAAATCACTACCATAATTTGGATTAAGAACACGTTCATTTTTATTAGTTAATATATAATTAATAATATCTGATCTTAATTGTTCTGTGGTAGTATAAGTTGAACTAAATACAGCATCTGATCCACTAATTATAGAACCAACAAATGGGACACTTACCCCAACTGCTAACTTATAATCAAGATCTAATGGATTATTATTTTCTATTCTATATGCCATTATTTAGTATTCATTAATCCCATTATTTGGTCTAAACCTACTTCACCACCAGGTAAACTTGATCCTTCACCTATAGTGCTCACTGGGGGTGGTGTATATGCCGGTTGAGCATGTGATGAATTAGCAGTAATGACTGTGTCAAATTCACCCCCAATCATATTTCTTAGATTACGTCTAAGATCATGATTTACAGTAGTACCATTTGATTGAATATTAACTGTTGAAGGTGAGACAGGAACATATGTTTCCTGTACTACTGTTTTAGGTGATTTAACTGCTTCAAGTAGAATGTCTTTTAACTCTTCTTGAATTGCTTCACGTACTGCTTCTTTTATTAATTTTTTTAGTCCGTCGATTTTCATATGTTTATAAATATTTAATTATTCAGCTGTTACGCTGGGGTTTGAATCTATTATAAATTTTAATTGGGATATTAATACTGCTGGGTCAGATGCGAATGATGAATCAGTTTTTAATACATCTACACCTTGTTTGTTTTGGGCTACAGCATATCGTCTAATGTATTTACTTTTGTTTTTTTCATCAATTTTAACTCCTAAAGTAAATCCTTTATAAGTATTATTTTCACTTTGTGTAATGGCTACTGTAGGATTAGCTAAAGCATTGATTTCATCATTTATAGTTTCAAAATCCATATTTTGATCTTGAGCACAAAATTGTAATATTACATCTAATATACTTAAAAATTTTAAAATTGTTCCTAATAATATGCTAAATGAACCAACTGTTATATTTATAGATCCAATATTTTTATCTAAAACTTTAAGTTCATTTTCTAATTTAGCTACATAAGAAGCTATGGTAGTTTGAATCCCAGAAGTTAAGGGTGGAAATGTTGGGGGAAAACCAGTAGCAGGATATGGGTTGGATTTAGCTAATTGAATTCCTAATTGTAATGTTGTTGCTATTGTATTTGTTATACCTAAAAAAGTTGTTAATGTAGATGTTGTTTTATAAATTCCATTTATTTGGGTAACTAAAGCATTACGTTGTCTAATAATAGATTGTATTTTAGATGATGATGGACAGTCTATTAAAGTGATTAATTGTTCTACAGGAATTAAAGCTAATAATGATGGGGCTGCTCCTTTAGTTAACGATTGTAATTTTTCTTTATCTTTAGCTGTGTTTTTAGCTGAGTTGGCTGTGTCTTTGGCTGCGTTAATTTTAGCTTGAGCTTCATCTTTTTTAGCTTGAGCATTTGCTTTTATAGAATCAACTGAAGAGTCTCCACTTATACCTAGTTGAGAAACTACTATAGGTATAATTTGTGGTGCCATAGGAGTAATTAATCCTATAACAAATGGGATTAATCTTTTTTTAATAGTTGATTTTTGGCTATTAATAAAATTAGTAAACCTAACTTCAGGTGGTAGATCTGAGTTTAATGCTTGGGTTAATGCTTGGTTATCTTGAATTAATATCTCTTTATTAGTTTTAGCTATATTTAAAGCTGTTTCGTCTGTTACTTCAGACATTGTTGTTCTAGGAAGTTCATATACAACATTATTCCCCCCAGTACTTGATTGATCTTGTGAGCCTTCAACAGTATATGGTAGTGGTTCGCCTGAGTTAGGGTCAACTATGTTATTAGCTAATAATATTTCTCTAGCTGCTCCTACTTCAGTGTTGCCCATTCTTGATGGACCATTAATAACTTGCCCATCAGGAGTAGTTAATATAGCAGATAATTCAGGACCACGTTTTTTAAACGTGATAGTACTTCCGTCACTAACTTTATATATAGGTGTACTCATGTTTGGTTATTTACAATAAATATGCGAAAGATACGAAATTATGTTTGGCTTTCCAAGTTATGTTTATTATATTTAATATATAAATAAAGGTTATGAAAAAGACATTATTACTCGGTTTGACAGTATGTTTAATTCAATCATGTACTGTTTTTAAACATAAACCTAATTGCAGTCAAGATATTGTAGATTTGGTTAATTATGAAGATACAATTAAAGTTGAATTTAAAGGTATTGATTCGTTAGTCTTTAAAAATAAAGATTACAAACATGTAGCTGATTCATTGATGGTTAACCATAATGATGTTTATATGAGGATTGATGTTCAAAATATTCATACAGGATATATTCATCGAATTATTTTTAGTAGAGGAACATTTAATCGTTACCCATATGATGAGACTAATTATAAATGGATCAAATAATATTAATTATCTGATTTTATTGAGTTAAGAGCATTAGTTGAAAATACAGCTGGGTTGGTTTCGGTTATTTTGTCTTTGCAGACATCATATTTGAATAACCATATTGTTTCATCTCTATTTGATGGGGTTTTACCTTCTAATGTTTCAGAAGCATATGTGACTACAAATGAATTATTTTGTGGTTTGATTTTATATAACTTAAATGCTCCAACTCCTTCATGACATTTATTAACTCCCCAAAAATCTTTATAATTTTCAGTTCCTGGGGGTTTAAAACAAGTTATGCTAAAAGTTATAATTTTTTCATTTAAACCAGCAGTTAATTCTTTTAGTTTAGATGAATTAATTATAAATCTATTATATCTATATCCTCCTATTCTTTTAACTTTTGGAGGAGTACTATTATTAATAGGAAATAAGTCTCCTTCTTGAAGAAATTTAAATCTTTCTTCATTTTCAGGTGAAGTAGGTGAATTGTACCCTGTAATTATATTTTCGTAATTTTTTACTTCAGTATATATGTTATTAAAATTACTTTCAGCTAAAGACTGAGGTATATTATTATTTAAACTAGCGTAATCATTTCCATCATCTCTTAATAATATTTTATTATTAGCCTTTACTTGATATGTAGCTGAGTTGCATTGGTGTCCTTTTCCTATATACATTACATCAAATACTAGATTATTAGCTAAACAATCTTTATTAGCGAGTTCAACTGTTATACGTGTATATTGATCTTTTTTATATTTAGGTAAATCCGCTGTTCTTGTGACCTCAGTATTAGGGTCTGATGCTTTTAATTCTTCTAGTAATTGTTTATTTTTAGCTATAACATCAGGTCTTTCTGTTATAGTTAATATATTAGGGTTTATTGGATTTGGAGTATAAAATCTTTCCCAAAGTTCTTGACCTACTCTAGTTATATCACCAAATTCAATTATAGGTCTATTATTTACTTTAATATTAGGATTTTCAATATATTTTCTATTTAAAAAATTATCTACATATTTTTGTAATGCTTCTGCTCTTGCTTTTGCTAAAGATCCAGGTGTTCTTCTAAACTCATCTGTCCTATCAACCCCATCTCCTGTCTCATTATCAGCGTTAGTTACTTGTGATTCTGAAGAAGTGATAGTAATTTTTGTATTACCAGGGTTATTTTTTATAAACTCAAATAAATCTTCAAGTTCTTGGTTTATTACTTCTTTAGACTCATTACTTAATGAATCTACAAGATATGTTCCTGACTCATATAATCCTTGAAGATCAAGAGTACCACCTTTTACAGGATCTATATATCCATTTAATATTTCTGTTGGTTGAGGATTAGTAACTTGTTTAGCTTCAAGCCCAGATTTAGAAAATGTAACTGTTATATCTTTTGGATCAAGTGATACTGCTAGTAAAATTATCCACTTCCCGTTTTCATCTGTTGCAGTAGAATTGTTAGATACAATTCCTGGGCCTGTGATAGTTACTTTAACATCTTTTAATTTTTGTCCATTTGTATCTAAGACCTGTCCTTCAAATCTATTAGGCATAGTTATATTGTTTTAACTGTTTTAGATAATAAATTTTTAGCATTTATTATATTTAAAAGATCATTACTTAAAGTTTCAGCATCTGAAGCTATAGCTTGTAAGGATACAATTGGTGCTCCATTACTATCAGTAGCTGTTTGGAAGGCTATATTAAGTGTTTGTAAGAATACAGCTATATCTCCTAATACAAAGTTTAAATTCTCACCTAATACAACAGATTGTATTTTAGTTCCTTCAACACCTTCAGATGAACCTAAATATACTTTATTAGCGGTTAATGATATTTGTTTAGCATCTACTCCTAAAGTTTCACCACATGATAATTGAATTGATTTATTAGCTAAAGCTAATATTGAATCGGATTTAGCATTAAATACTAACCTACCTGAGTTGAGTATAATTTGGTTTCCTTCATATTGTCCTACATTGGTAGGAGGAGTTGATTTAGAAAATGAAAAATTATTTACACTAGCTGGGAATAGGGGTAGTTGTTGGTTAGAAGTTAAATAAATTGATGATTTATCATTATTGATGTCTTCAGTTACAGGGACCCAAGGATCACTTTCATAATTGGCTTGCCCATTTCTTATTATAGTAATTGGGTCACCATTTACATAACTAGCACCACCAGACCATTGATTGGGTATAAATGAATTACCTACAGTTGAACCTAGACGAATTGAATTACCCCATCTACCTTCATATATTACATCTCCTTCATATGGTAATAAAGAATGAATATCTGTTTTTTCATCAAATGTTTTCCCTAAAAATATATCAGTACTATTATCTGTTACTCTTCTATAAGATCCTAATGTAGTAGAAACATAATCTCTATTTTCAGCTGGGGTTAAATTAGGGGATACAGGAACTGCATTATGGTGTTGACTATTCCATATATTTGAAGGAGGAAAATAATACGCTACAGATGAATTTGGGTTATCAGTTAGATTAGCCCCAGGTAAAAATATAACATATGTTAATTCATTAATAAGAGGATATTGCTTTATATTAGGGAGTAATGGGGTAGCAACTGTATTAGTTGTTGAATTAGTAGAAATAGCACTTAATCCATAATATGCTTCTTCATAGAAAATAGTTCCAATACTATTCCATTCCCCATATTCTTTAAATTTAGGATGAGAATTATCTAATATAATATCTAATACTCTAATAGGTATAATTTTAATACCACCTCTACCTAGATTAGCTAATGAAGAAGGACTTACATTAAAAGTATTTTGATATGTACCTGCAGGGCCGAATCTAATATTAGCCATTACTCCTCAGTTTTAAATTTATCTAACTCTGCTAATAACTGCTGTTTTTCTTCTTCAGATATACCAAAGCCACCATCACTTGGACCAGCGTTATTATTCATAATACGTTGGATAATAGTAGCCATCTTAATTAATTGTTCATCATTTTTAACACTTATTTCTAAGTATTCTTTAATCAAAGGAACAATAAGGGTAGCATCACCTATTTCTTGTACAAGTGGTTTAAGTTCTGATATTAAGATAGATATTTGTTTGTCTTTCTTTTGTTGGTTGGTGTAAATCTCTTCTAGTATATCAGAGAATTTCTTTTTACCAAATACAACATTGTCTAGTCCATTCATAATATTTTATTTATAAATATGAACATTAGAAATTTGTATATCCGTTTTCTAGATAAAAATAATAATGTTGTTTAAATATATCATATAACTTGTTGGCTATCTTAGTGATTTTAGGGGTTTTAGCATCAATAATCTCACGAATATATATATACAGTGCTTTTTTATTAAAAATGTCTATATGCTCTCTTTTACGGAATAACTCAAGAATAGCATCTGCTATTTGAGCGTCTGCTTCTTTAGGAAATAAAGTATAGATATTATTTGTACAATAAGTAACATATTCATCTAAGAAATTAGATAATTTATCTTGAGATGAGCCCTCATCTATTCTATAAGAAAAATCTTCATTTGATTCAATTTCCTCAATAGGTGCTTTATCTACTCGTTTCTTATAATTTTTAGTATTAGTAATAATTAAGTAACGTTTAGCAATAGTACCAAAATATGAGAATGCTTTTGCTCCTTTAGCTGGATTGAATAAATGAATTTTTGAAAGTAAAAATGTTATTACTTCGTGTTGTAAATCTTCAATATTATCTACCTCAGTATAGTAAAACTTAAAAGTATGAATAATATTTTCTGTTAATTTAAAAAACGCGTAATGAATACGTTCACGATATATCTTATCTTTTAACTCAAAGTCAGTAGTTGAGTTATACTCATTAATAGCATTTTCTGTGTCTTGAGTGAAGTATTGAACACCTTTAGGTTTTCTTTTTTTAGCCTCTTGTATTTCAATCATAAATTTTTAATTTGGAAAGCATTTAATGCTTCTTGAAGTTGTTTAACAGATTGGAAAAAGAAACCAATTTCATCATCTGATTCGAATGAACCTTTATGGTCTATTTCTTTAAGTTTTTTATCTGATAATTCGATTATACCTGATATTTTGTTTAGGTATCCCATATATCCTGCTAGGATATCTTCTTGGCGCTCATTCTTTTTAAGAAGGTTAAAGGTCGTGAATCCTAAGACCACGACCATTAAGCCTAATATTATTGTTAATATTATCATATACTATCTAACATGTTCATTAAACCTTGAGACTTAACATTACTTAATGTTTTTGTCTTAATTGTTTGTTTAGGTGCTTTAGTAACAGCAAAATTATTTACTTTTTTAACTTCACCTTTCAATTTAGGATTCCATTCACGCTCAAATTCAATACGAGCAGCCATTAAATCTGCTTGGTGAACAATGTAAATTAATGAAGTACGAGGTTTAGTTTCTGGTGACCAAGACATTAAATATGGCTTGTTAGCATCATCATATAAACCATCATGCAACTTAATTGCTAACCACTCGTTTTTAGACATCTGAATACCATGAGAAAGTAATAAATGTAGACTACGATCTGGTACTGACATGAATTCTAAACGATCGTTAAATTTATAATCTTCACCTAGTTTATCTTTACGCCATTGGTCATCCTGAGGAATATATGCTTCATGTTGTTCATCACCCATTTTACCTAAGTCATGATTTAGAGCTGCAAATACTAATTCTTCTTTAGTGTAAGTAGACTCATCTACTCCCATTTCAACCCAAACATTATTTAATTTAAGAGCACAATCTACTACTCGTAATACGTGATCTACGTAACCACCTGGGAAAGCATTATGATATTCTTTCTTATGAGCAGCAGGCATTAGCATAATACGTTCTGAGTATTTAGAGTAAAAATCTAGTAATTGTGAACGGCGTGGTTCACTGATGTAAGATTTAATGGTTTCTTCTAAATCTACCCAGTTTTGTTGGATTTGTTCTGCTGTTAAATTCATATTAATTATACATTGTTTGTTCAGACTCAACGAATAAACGAGTTTGTTCGATTATCTCTTTTAATTTATTAATACCTTCTAAATAAATTTCTAAAGGTTGTTCTTGTTTAACAATAAAATTCAGTTGGTTAGCAAGATTATCCATCTTATCTAATTGATGTAACACGTTGTCTTTGTTTTTCATACGTTTATTATTTGTTTTATATACCCGTGGTCACATTCCACGTTCTTTATTTCCTACGTTTTAGATGTTTCCTAAAACCCGTATCTATATAATACGAATTAGGACTTGCGAGGCCAAGCTATTTTTAAGAGGGGTTTGCTACGTCTTGTATTTTTTTAAGAAGAGCACAATTCTCATATTCTTCTAAATCTTCAAAATGAGAAAGTGCTGATGATAATGCTTTTAAGAAATGTTCATCTGAATATAATATAAGACAATCACGATGCATTTGGTTAGTAGTGTCTATTTTAGAGATATGGTCCATAGCCCTAGTGAACACCATCATCCCACCAGCTAACTTGATATCATCAATATCTAATTTAGGGTCAGATGATTCAAAGAATTCTATCATCTGTTTACTAAATACTTTATAATTTATGATTAACTTTTTAAACATTCCCATCCATACAATAGGGTGATCTGATAAGTCTACTTGAGTAGTACTTATAGTTTCCTCTTCAGGGGACTTAAATAAGTTAAAAATATCATCAATATTCATATATCTAAATATATGTTAAGTAGGGAAATAGCGGCTTTAAGCCGCTTTAACCATCAAATCAACCCTTTAATAATTGTTTGATATGTCGAGTTTTTAACTCACTTATTTCTTTCTCTAATTGTTCTACTCGTTTACTTATAGTAAAGAGATAAGTAATTGATAGAATTGTCTCAATAAGTAAAATAATTGTTAATAATAACATAATAATAAATTTAGTGCGCCCTACAGGAATCGAACCTGTCACCCGCTGATTATGAGTCAGCTGCTCTAACCAAATGAGCTAAGGGCGCTATTGTACTCAAGGCAGGAGTTGAACCTGCACGGGCTGCCATTATAATGACCACATCTTATTCAGACACTTTTTTACCCACGTTGTTATAACCATACGTCGCGTCTACCATCGACCAGGGCCTCCTGATCCTTTCGCCACTTGAGTGTAGAGCTTCTTGTAGGAATCGAACCCACTTATCCTGAGTACAAATCAGGTGCATCACCTTTTATGCTTAAGAAGCTTTTATATATGATGAATATAATATCCATCTATTGGGAAGCCAAACTCTTATTAATAAAAAAAGCCGGGCTTAACCCGGCTTTAAACGACTATCTATATTTTTATATATTAGATATTATCTTCACCGGTATCGTTGGTATTTTCCGTTTTTTTACGTGGAGAAGAAAACTTATCTAACGTATCAGCTCCCATTCCTATAGCTGTTATAATTAACACAGCGTCAACTAAATTATCAGCTGGTGCAAAATCAGCGTGAGAAAATGAGTTAATAGTCATGGTTGTACTTAAAAATAAAGCACCAAGTAATGCGATTACTGGTTTAACTGAAGTTGAGCCACGTTCATCTTTGAACAAGTCAATGACCCATTGTTTAAAATTCATCATAATTATGTGTGTTTAAGTGTTTATTATAAATACAACAGAGAAAGGAGCTTTCGCTCCCTTCTCAATAATCAATCCCTAATTGATTAAGCAGCAAACTCAGCTGCTAACTCATACAACTTAGCATTCAAATCTAAGTCTTGTCTGAAGTTCTTAATCTTACGAGCTTTTCTAACTTTAGCTCCTGATTGATACTCAAACATACCTTGAGTGATCTTTTCTTGAATCACATTAAACACACTCCACAAATCAGTACCACGATCTTCAGGTCTAGTAGCTGTAGTTAAGGCATTATAGTCAATTGCAATGTTTTGTGCTTGTTCCTCACCAAAACGTACTTGAACCGCTTTACGAGCAAACTCTAAAATCTGTTCTTGAGCTAGTTGTGTTTGTTTGAAACGATTCATTGACTCAACTGCTAACGGTAACGCTCCTACCATTGTATTAATAACAGTTTGTAACTCATTGAAATCGTACCCGTAGTGGCGAATCTTCATATTTTCAAACTCTTGAGTTGAAATTACTAATCCATTCTCACAAACCAATCGAAACAACCCAGCTGTAAATGTGAACGCATTTTTACCATCATGACTATTAGTTAATAGAATTTGTGGAAACACATTATCACCATCAGCACCCTCAATGAATAAATCATTGTTACGGAACACTACTAAGTGTTTTTGGAAACCTTCACCTTTACGGGCACGTACTTGTTTAGCATCTACTACACCCCATCCTAGTTCTTCCATATCATCAATGATCTGTTTGGTTGAAATGTGTGAGTACTTTTGACTAGTACCTGGAGCACTTGTAGTTGTGAAAATTGAACTTGCTTTTTCTCTAATTTCAGAAGCAGTTAAAAACTGGTTGTTGTTTAAATCTAGTGGCATAACCTTTATTTTTTATTTTTATTTATAATTCTTGAATTAATGAACACATACGACCAATTGTGTTTCTATATTTTTCTCTATAATCCATTCTCCATGGATCCTTATCTATATCTTGAGCTAAAAGAATTGCCTGGTTTGCATATATTTTTAACTTCTCAGATGTTGAACCTTCAAATTCACCTTCTAAGGCATCAATTGTAGGTACAATAAATATCTTTTGAACTGCTTTACGGCCTCTTTTTCTAGGTTCAGCTGTGCTTACTTCTAATTTAACTTCTTGTTTCTTTGTCCCGGGTGGGCGACCTCTTCTTTTTTCCATAACCTTTATTTGTGTTTTTAATTATACCTAAATATAACATCCTTATCCTGGTGAGCCAAACTCTTAACCGAAAATGATTGTCAAAGCGATATAAAACGCAAAATTAACAGTTACATTACCTAAGAAACTAACTAATTCCTGTTTAGTTGTTGGTTTTACCTCAGCCTTTTTATTCGCGATTACTCGAGCGATTACTGCTCCCAAAATCAAAATTGCAATTACTGTTGTGTTCATAGTCGTTATTATTAATTATTATATATTAAATATAACATCCACTCACCAGGAAGCCAAACATTCACCCGGAAAGGTTACGAGAAGATACTAGAACGTTGAAAATTAATGGATTAGACGATTTCTAGAGTAACATCGTCACCTATCTCACGAATCACTGCTAAAGCGTCCTGAGTCGCTACTACTATAGTTGAGTAGTTATCATCATCATTTAACCCAACTACTTGTACTAAACCAGCGTCTTCAATTACTTCCTCAATTGAACCAACTTGATCAACAATTTCATCTAATTGAGCTACTTTAAGATTTGTAGTTCTCATTTCATATATACCATAATCTCCTTTAGATAGAGATAAACCTGATAATGCTTGTTTAATGTCGAGTAATACTTGAGGCGGTTCAGTAGATAGTATTAAGTGATCTACTCCTATACCTTCCATTAAACTAGCATCACTTATATCTTCAGGTGTGAATGGGACAATAATTCCACCTACTTCACCTCCAATGAAATTACCTTGTTTTAATCCTATAGGAGCTAACTTACTAATCCACAACTTCCAGCTACCAGGATATAAGATGTTATCTGAGAAAATTGTCTTATATGCTTCTAATAACATAGTATACATCTTAACACCTAGTCCTTTGCCGCGGTACTTTGGGCTAACATACGTTAAATGTATCTCTGCGCCCGGTATGCGATATGGCTTAGTACGCCCGGAATTCGCATTAATATATATTTTTTCTACCTCTACTTGTCCTATAACATAATCATCTAAAGTAGTACCTTTAGTATTTACTAAATATAAAGTACCACGATAAGTTGAAGGTACTATAAACTCATAATCACCATCAGATATAAGAGTTGTTTTCTTAAGTATCTTAGGGTTGAATGTAGCACCAGGCTTCAGATCAAAGTCCTCAGAGTTAAACTTACCTCTACTTACAGTAAAAAATTCATCTTCAGGTATTTGAAAGTCTTCTAAAAATGCTATTAATACCTGTTCTAGAGTGATATTATCATCTAAGTCTCCACTACGTAGGTCTAATTCTTTAAGTAAGTCGGTGAGTTTTATCATGGTCATAAATATTAAAAAAGTAAGAGAGGTCCATGCGTGGACCCCATCTTATTGCATCTTAATACGTATATACGTATCTACAAACAAGTAATAATAAAATCACCAATAGCGTATAGGAGAGACAGCGATGACCATCCTAAAAAGAACCATGATGTTTTATACCAAAATTTCTTTGGTTCATCTTTATATAAGTAAAGATTGAGGGCATGTAGACCAGTTAATAAGGCCCATCCAATAATTGATACCATATTATTCTATTGTTAAGTTATCTTCTTGTAGCATTTCTCTAATAACGTCTCTTAGACGGTAACATACATCCATTTCTTCAGGTGTTGCTTGACCATTACCTTGTAGTGCGCTTCCGTACTTGTGGACGCTACGTAGTTTTTGATCTAGTTCCCAAAGTAAACTTCTATACTTGTATCCGTATAATGCAGAGTGTATTCCTTCTGC